TTGCGGCATTAGGTAATGATACCGTTCGCCCGTGGGCGTAGCACCAGATGCGGATTCTCGTCACCGAGGTCGCCACTCACGATCTCACGATCCCCCACGCCGAGCATCTGCTCACCGAAGTGAATCTTCTCCTCGACTTCCTTGCGAGCCTGGTACAGCCCACGAAGCTGGATCGCTTGCGGCAATGTCAGGTTGATCATGTCGTCCATGACCACGGCCCCGGCCTTCTCAGCAGAGGTCTTGGAAGGAGCGAACTCCGAGCCTTCAACCACGGGACTTGAGGTGTGCTGTTTCGACTTCGATTCGGCTAATTCTTTCGCCATGCTGGTCTACCTTTTCGTCTAAACGATTAACAATGCGCTCAATCTGGGTGATTGATTCTCTAGCGCCATTTAACCCACTCTTGACTCCAGCCCACGCTGCGCCCGCTGCTGCCGGGACCGCGAGGAGTGAGAGGAGTTCGCCCACGCTACTCTCCATCGACTTCTGCTGAATCTGACGCCCACGGCATTTCGCGGACGATCAATTCTGTCGGATGTACCAAGGCAGCGAGTTGCGTGTCGATGCTTGCCGTGAGGGCTGCGATCTCGTCAGCACCTAAGCTCGCGGTCACCCATCCCTGTACATCAGATTGCGTCAGATCACTGAACGATATGAACGGGTCACCGGCCTCATATTTACACTGCACAGTTCCCCCTGTATTAACGGAATAGGTCGCCTCGTCCTCACCGCTAAAGACCCAATCCACTCTATACACTACATCACTTTCGCCAGCCTCCTCGACGTAGCAATAGAGCGCGGAAAATGTCCAACTGTAGGTCGTCATCTCAAGTTCCTTCTGCTAGGGTGGGGACGACCTTCAGAGGCTCTACAATTACGCGACCGTCGTCGTCAGTCCATCCAGTCTCTCTGATGTGTGGGTCTTGACGCTCTGCGACGACCATCCAACTCACACTGTCGGTAGAGGCGGCATCCTCACATAAAATCGTCAGTGTACTACCGGCGACTGAGCCACGGACCTGCGCCCACCCGGAATCGTTCTGTATCCATACCTGTGGGTCACGGCAAAGTAGTTCCCATGTGCCCGCGCTCATGTCAGCGGCGGCATCCAGATCCACGGTCGCGGAGCCTCCAGCTAGGGCGGCTACGCCCCGATAGATGAGGTCAGCGCGTGGTCCTTCGATGAAGGAGTGGACGAGGTGATGCGTATCAGCTTTGGCTGGCAGCGGATGGTCGATTTTGAAGCTACCGGAGCCTTTGGAGAGTGCCCCCGTGACTCCTAACGCTCCGCCAACTGTCGTGCTACCGTCAGTGTTTAGCACCAATTGGGTGACTGAGGCAGACGTTCCTAGTGTGAGTGGTGTCGCTCCCCTGCTAGAATTCCAAGTTGTAGAAATGGACCCACGGGCTCCATTGTGTCCCATACGAATCCAGCCATCACTGGCAGATTCTTCAATGACGATACCGTAGTAGTCGGCAGCCCCTTGCTTCACCGTGAGCGGAGCGTACTTCGTGCCGAAGCCAATCGAGACGTTGCCGGTCAGTGTACTCGTCGAGGAAGCTGTCAGGGCGGCAGAGAAGGTCTTGGCCCCCGAGAACGTCTGGGTGCCACTCAGATGCGCCGTGTCATCGTCGAGGTAGGCGGAGGCGACCTTAGTGGCCTGCCATGTCCCCGTGCCAATAGTGCCGAGTGCCGTAATCTGCGTTTGCGAGGCTTCGACGTTAAGCGTAGGCACGGGACCAGTTAAGTTTGTCCCTGACAGCCCAGTACCGGCAGTTATGCCCGTGATGTCGCCCGTCGTAGGTGTCTCCCAGGCAGGATTGGCTCCAGACCCACCGCTAGTTAGCACATCGCCGTCTGACCCAGCGCCAAGGCGTGTTGGCGCACCAGACGCGCCGTAATACAGGACATCGCCCTGAGTGCCATCCTCTAGCTTCGCGAGTGTTACCGCATTATCTGCGATATAAGCAGTCGCTAACGGGGCACCATTCCATGTCCCCGTAACGACAGTTCCGAGAGTAGTAATACTGCTCTGGCCTACATACCCAGAGGCAATGGTAATCGCATCGCTCGATACTGTGATCTTATCTGCCGTTCCGATCACATTTAGCGTCACATCGCCCGACGTTCCACCACCCGTCATTCCTGCCCCGGCGACCACCGAAGTGATGTCACCGACAGTGGCCGTCTCCCAGGCGGGATTCGCTCCCGAGCCACCACTAGTCAGCACCTGACCATCTGAGCCGGTTCCAAGGCGGGCCGGTGTACCAGAAGCGCCATAGTACAGGATGTCGCCTTGGGTACCGTGTTCTAGCTTGGCGAGCGTAACCGCGTTGTCTGCGATATAGGCAGTCGCTACAGGGGTGCCATTCCAAACACCTGTCCCTATTGTGCCAACCGCCGTGATCTGAGTCTGAGATGCGTCTACGTTTAGCGTCGGAACTGGGCCGGTTAGGTCGGTCCCCGACAGTCCAGTGCCAGCAGTTATCCCCGTGATATCACCGACCGTAGGTGTCGCCCATGACGGCACACCACTCGCAAGCGTCAGCACCTGTCCGTCCGTCTGTTTCGCCAGCTTCGCGAGGGTGGTGCTTCCTGTGGCATACAGGAGATCCCCGGCGGTGTAACTCGTTAGCCCACTGCCGCCTTTGTTCACGGCTATCGTGGTGCCATTCCATACACCTGTGGCGATTGTACCGACTGAGGTCAGGCTACTCGCTACTACGGTGGATTTCAGCGTAGTGCCTGTAAGTGAACCCGCTGGAGCGGCTCCTGTGATCGTCCCGTTCACAGTCAAGTTTACATCTACAATCAGAGAATCGTCAGTCTTGAGTACGTTCGCCGCGTCCTGGTAGAGGTTGCACGATGTATCGATGTTAATGACATCGTCTTTGAACTTTGTCCCTTCAATCGTGACGCCTGACGCGCCCGTCGTCTCGCTTATCGTGTTCGTTGTGATCTTCTGACCAGAAGTGACCACGATGTCCGTGCTGCCGGTAGTGTTCCCAGCGGCAAGCACTTCAGCCAGCGTGTCGAACGATCCCACCTGGGCATCGACATACGCCTTAATACTCTGCTGGGTCGCGAGTTTTACGGGGGAGTTGGAGGACATATTGTCCTCGTCCTTAATGCCCGTCACCGTCGCGCCGTCACCCGCTACCGATAGCTTCTGGATCGTGCTGACGTTAGATGCGTCGAACGAGGCGGTTAGCGCCCCGGCGTTAGAGATATTGACGATGTTCGTGCCGCCACGGTACAGCCCGCTTGTCGCCTCACCACCAAGATTTATGGCGGTCGCTCCGATTGCTCCGCTAGAAGCCTGGACCTGACCCGTAAACACCACATCGTCGGTGCCGTCAGCGACCTTCAGTATGATGCCATCTGTTCCCGAGCCGTCTACGTCGGTGCCGCGTAGCTCGAACTGCGTACCGCTGCTGTTATAGACCAGCCAGTAGTCGGGGGCAGCTAAACTCGCACCGGCCCCGAACTGAAGTGACCTGTTATCGCCCATCTTGATCTGGTCAAACTTGTACGAGCTACTCGCAATGTTCTGGTTGTTAACGTGCAGCGTGACCGAGGTGCTGGTGATCCCGAAAAGGGCGTCGATATAGCCCAGATCAGAGTTGAGGTAACCGCCCCATGCGTCTGTGTCCCCTCCGACCGTTGGCTGGATCAGCCCTAGATTTGTCGTCGTCGCCATAGTTTTATCCTAGCACCCTGGCTCTCATAGTAAGCGAGGAGCCGCTGTGGAGTTTGCGCTCGCCCTGTAGCCGCAATTCTGTGAGGGCTTTGTCTAGTTGCGTAGACCATACAGGCAACCGTTCGTCGTTTTTCAGGTACGGCTCCGCTTCAACCAACAGCCCGTACAGATAAATGTCTGGATGTGAGGCCAGTAGCCAATTGCTGGTTGCCGAGTCAGTCAGGGCCGGGATCTTCGTGTAGTAGATAATCGAAGACGTATATGTATCGTCCGGGGACGGCAGCACTTCCAATTGATTCGTTGAGCCTCCGACAATCGTGAAGTAACAAGGTCTTCCTGTCGCGCTCATCACTCCCCGGCGAGAGGATATCTCTTCAGGCGTCATGTATTCAAGCACAATGACGGGAGAAGTGTCCACGACTATTCTGATTATCTCAAGCGTGTCATTCGGAAGCGTGGTGTACCGACTTGCTAACGAGAATGCGTCATTCTTAACGACCATGTCAGGCTGACGGATAACACGATTGAACTTCGCTTCCGCAAGCTCAATAAACTCCGGGATCGTGGCCGTGAGGTCAGTGCGATCCAGCCAACTCGCGGCTGCGGTCTGCAACTGCGCGTAGGTCGTAATAGCCACTAAAGCCTCCC